GCCATCTCGAACGAATGCCAGCCTTGCAAATTCTTCTTCCGATCCAGCTGTAACGCCCAAGATTCCAGACAGGTTGACAGTCATCCCGTCAGCAATGGTTCCAGCCGTGTCAGGCTCGGAGACAAGCCGAACTTCAGCCGTGTTGACAGCCGTTTCCCACTCGCTTTTTAGCCCGAAATAGGTTGCGTTGGTGCTGACTAAATAGTCCGTAAACAAAATGGGCGCTAGCGTGTCAATCTCAGTCTGACCTGAATCTAAGCCCCTCAAATACATGAGGTTCACAATCAGCTTTTGTAGCTTTGCCGCCGTCGCCGTATCACCTGGCCTGGCTCTGTTGTATGCGTTGTCCCATGCCATGATTTAGCCGATCTTGAAGATTTTGTTTGTGCCAGCATTCCATTCAACGGTCACGGTATTGTTTGCCAACGCACCCGTTGCAGAAAAACCGGTATCAAGGTAGCAAATCAGCTTATTTGCTGTCTCTGAATAAACAATTGCTGCGTTCACATCATCTGCATTGATGCCAGAAATCACTGTATCTGCAGCATCAAAAGCGCCGCTAGACACGGTTTTACTGGCAAGCGTTCCGTATCCCTTCTGGGCCGATGCAGGGATATTTGATAGGGTGGTATGCCCCGCGTTAAACGTATAGTTTGATGTGTTTATCAGCATCACCTTGATCACGTTTGTCAGCAGATCAATCGATCCGTCCATGATGCCAGTTATGCCGCCCGTATACATGGCGTTTGCCATAAATTACCGCCTTTACGTTACTGCTAAGTTTGGTTCACCAATCGTGACTGAAACAACGATGGAGTCGGGCCCGATTTGAGTTCCTGGAGACAGCCACAACGCAACAATACTTGCTGTGACGTCAGCTGTAGCTTGGTTCCAAAGCTCTGCATAAAGCTCGATGTCTTGGCCTGCTGTGTAAAAATAGCGCCAAAAGCCCTTTACAGAATTCACGCCATCACCGCGAGATCCCGTTGTATTGGTGTGGTAAATGAAGTCCTGTGGGTTCGACTGTTTAAACGGAGACATCACCAATCTTGTGCTTTTCGATGACCCTGCGACCTCAAAAGTAGCCTGCCCATAAATCAGGTACCAACCAGTCCTTAGGGCTTCTACAGACGCCAGCGTGCTAATTGGTGGGCTCGATGTTTCCCACCAATTTGAGGTTGTAAAATAGCCTAATATCGTTGTTGTTTGCGTTGTTGACAGAGCTTCCGGCCTGGCATACCCGCGAAGCTTCGGTACATTGAGATTCGTTACAAGCGTCCGGCTGTCGGTGATGAACGGGCTCTTGCTCGTTGTTTTGGCGTAAAACTGGCCTGTCACCTCGGCTTCTGCGTCAACCGTCATGTTGCCGCCGTCGAGCGTCCATTGTCCGATTGCAGCGCCGCTCACGAGGTATTCAAGAGCCCTGATGGAGCCTTCGACATCGAGGGCATGCGAGCCGCTGGATTTCCCGAAAACCACGCCCACGCCTGGAATGATTTTGAAGGCAGGGAACAGCGGGAAATCGCCATCGTTGTATGGGTAGTAAGCAAGAGTCCCGGAACCCGCTCCGGTGCGTTCAGCCTCGAAGAATCCGAGCGGTTCACGGTCGCCTCCAGGCCCATCGCCTAGCATGATTTTGAGCCTGACTTTTTGCCCGTTTGCAATGGCCGTGGAGCCGTCCGTCTTTTCGCCCATGATGCGGTAGATCACAGGTGAAGCGCTGTATGTTCGCTCGATTGGAAACGAGCTTTGAGTCATGCGCAGGCCGGACGTTGCAAGCAGCAAGCTGCGTTCTGTCTCGGTTTCGCCAATCCCGCGCAAGAAACGGAAGTTATCCCGAAAATATGCGTTGAAATTGGTTTGGCCGTAGACTGTGCCGTCAACGTATGTGAATGAGCCTTCCCAAGCCATTTTAAGCCGGTCCTATTCTGAAGCCAACGAGCGAGCCATTGGCCGCGCTTGTGCCCGTGCCAGAGTCCTTGGAGCAAAGCAGATTGATGGTTTCGCTAGTGGTCGCCTCGTAAAAGCCACAAGAAGAAAGCGCGATCTGCTCGGTCACGACTCGGCCTGAACAGCTATCCGGCGCAGGTGCTCCAGGCGCTTCCAGCGAAAACACGGCCCCGTCATCGCTGGTATCAACGGTCACGGTGCATTCGCCAACCAGGAAATACAGGCCAGCAGTTCCAGCCGTGAACGATGCAACCGTGTAATCAGTGGCCGCAGTGTCGATGGTATCGCTGCCAGTGCCGCTATACGTCGCGCTTGGCCACCCTTCGCCCTGAAGAAACTCGGCGTTCAGGTTCTCGCAGGTGGGTGAATTTTCTTCTGCTTTGAGCGGTGCGCCAGATACCGCCGTGCTGATGTATTGCTCTGTGATGATTGCATCACCGTTGTGGTAGGCATCGCCGCCCTCTTCGCTCCAGATTTGCAGGTTCTCGTAGCCGGTTGCGTTCACATCGCCAGTGACCCCTATAACCTCAACAGGTGATGAGCCTGAATTGATGGAGATTCGGCCTTGTGGGTGCAGCCTCATTTGAGCAGTTCCAAACGCCCCGCCCGAAGCAGCAATAAAATCAATCCCGCCCCGCCCCGAAATCGAAGCGGCTTTGCGGAATCGAATCACGGCCAGATCCTCGATAGTGCCGCCTGGCTCACGAAGCGAAAACCGCAAATCCACAGCATCACCTGATGTGAGAGCTGAGGCATGGTATCCGGCAAAAGAAAAGGTTGACGATAGCAGGAATTGGCGTGCGCGAAGCTCTAGAAACTCGTTCTCAGCCCTGGAAGTCACATCGCCAGCCAATGACAGTGCCGATTCAAGCTCGACCTCTTCTTGGGCTGTCTGAGCGCCCTTGAGATAGTCGAGTTCATCAACCCAGTCGTTATGGTATTGGGCGGCCATGACTTCGCCATCAACAAATGTTTTCGGAACAATCCAACTCATTCGTCACCATCATCAGCTTCGTCATCGTAACATTCGGGAGATGGCTCATAGCACTCCTCTTCGTCCTCTTCTTCGTCCTCTTTTTCTTCTTTTATCCCAGCCGCTATCATGAGCTTTGACTTCATCACATTCGCCACAGCTTCAGCACCGAATAAGCCTTCCCATCGGCTTCTGAGTGCAAGCTTAGCCTTGTCGATTTTGTCCAGTGTGATGTGATGCGCCACGTTTTCGGCTATCAAATCCTTAATCGTTTCGGTGGGCAACCAGTTACGATTTTCTGCTTTTGGCCTGAGCAATAGCAGTGCCTCGACCCACATGAGAACATTGGCAGGCGGTAACACAACCGCGATTGCAGCGCCATCAGCCCCCGAAATACCCCCCGTTTGGCATCTGTCTTGCGAGCATGAAAAGCGTGGATCTTTGATAGAGATGGGCATTGCGTTGGGGCAATACGGGCCGCGAGCTATCCACTTGGGGCAATACGGGCAGCGAGCTATCCACTCGGACCAATGCAACTCTGCAAGGGCCACCGCGCAATCGCTCAGGCCTTCAGGGATACGCTGGCCCCGCATTCCCCACCAAAGATTCATCATCGGGATATTGGGATCAAGCATCTTGATTTTTGTGGATCTTGCAGCCGCTTTCAGGATTGTTGTGTCAATGCTTTCGATCATAAGAAACCTTGTGAACCCATAAGAAAAATTTTGATTTGATTGCCTATCGACATAGTCATGGGTGGAGGAACGGCATTGCCTATTTGCGCCCTGGTAGCCGCCCATCCGCCTGTAAACTGAAAAGCATCAGGAAAACCCTGTAACCGCTTGGCTTCTGCGTTCGTTATTGTCCTATGTTCATTTGGATGCACAAGGCTAGCCGCCGATTTCGGAACAGTTCCGGAAGGCTTATCTATGGACAATCGACGCCATGAAAAATACTTTCCATTCTCGCTGTAATCTTTGAAGAACCTTCCCTCTGGAACATTTTTTATAACTTTTCCAACAGAACCGGCCCTAGTCGAAATTTCACGAAAAGCTCTTTCTAAATCATGTGCTTCGTTCGTGACACCAGCCCAAGCGTCAGAGCACGCGAATTGACGATATTGTTCGAGTGGAAATCCTGGATGTTCAATATCAGTCCTTGACCCAATCACGAATAGCCTATGTCTTGATTGTGCGACCCCGAAGAAACTGGCGTTCAGGATTTTGTATTGCACTGTGTAGCCTGTAGCCTCAAGTTTTTTTATCATGTCCTGAAACACAGGCTTTCTTTGGCCTGTTATCATGCCTGGAACATTTTCAAGCACTAAAAACTTGGGCATGAATACACGCAACATTCGAACGTATTCAAGATAAAGAAACCCCCGGATGTCATCGAGTCGCCTTTTTCCTGATGTAGAAAAAGATTGACAAGGCGGTGAACCATCTAGCAAATCAAGCTCACCAACAGATACCCCGGCCATCGTCAACGCCTCTTTGCCTGACAATCCGTGAATATCTTTTGTGAAAACAGGAACGTCTTGGAAATTTTTTCTTAAAGTTTCGACAGCCTGAGCATTAAATTCAACTGCCAAAAGTTCTCTGAAACCTGCTGCTGAATACCCAAGAGTGGACCCGCCACATCCAGCAAACAGACTTATACAAGTGGGTGATTCGTTTGGTTTTGGCGCTAAATGCGAACCCCATAAAGCGGAAAGCGAATCCACGAAATCTGGCTCACTCAACACGTTAAAAGCCCCATATCGTTGTTGTTCCAAGCACGCCATAAGTTGCATCGTTCAGAAGCCAATAGCGCCTGGAATCGGCGTCTGACAGCTGAAAATTACTGAGCCATGTTCCCGCCTGAAAATCTACTTCATGGCTAATCTGCTCAAGTTGCGCTTGCTTGATTACCGTGTAGCCAAGCTTTTTGTGTGTCCGATGGATTGAGGCTCTGTAGCCCAAATCCAGATCTAGGATGGTTGACAAAATCTCATCCGAGGTATGCGCCTTGCATGAGAGCTGTTTGAACCTGGTGATTGGCTCCTTATGCCTATCGAGCAGGTAATAAGTCAGAGATTCAAGCTCAGTATCCGAGGTTGACAGCATCTCGCCTCTATCCAGAACAGATCCGCCGTAATCATCCTTAGAATCGGTGTCCTCAGACATTTGCTCATCACCGTTTACGCGACTTGCTCGGACCTCGTTGTAAAGCAGGTCTTCACCGTATTCTGGCACGATGTCAGTGAATGGTATCCCGCCAAACCCACCGAACTGTATTTGAGACTCGATGTAAAGCGGATCTGTCAGCAGTGTATGGCGCTGAATCCAGATCGCCTTACCCTCACCGTCAATATAAAAGCGCCCCATCTCGGTCTGTTCGACGTGCAAGATGTGCTCAAGCGCGGGTCTTGCGGATAAGCCCATGGCCGCAATTTCAGAATTGCCCACGTCGATGACTCGATGTGAATCAGGCCCATAGCTAGATCCAGGAAAGCCGATAGCATCGAGCACCACAACAATCCGAGCGCCTGAATCTTGGGCTATGAAATCATCGCCTTCATCCGTGGTGATTTTGTGCCTGCTGAGTCGATGGAACGCATCGACTAAAACAATCTCCACCTCATCGCTAGCAAACCCCCTGCAAGTTTGCGGCAAACTCTTCAGGAACCCTGTGAATATCGTGTAAGTTGCGCCTTCGTGAAAGACTCTGAGCCGGGCCTTGCGGCCTATTTTGATACGTCCATAAAGCGGGCTGCTTGTATAATCAGGGTCTAGCGCCCCATCGTTGTTCAACAGCCGGATAGCGCACGTTCCCGCCGATGACCTGTCAAGCCGGAAATTGCGGCCCCTGGTCATGTTGAAGGACAGTATGCCGTTGAACACAGTCTCCCAAGTGGGCGAACTGGCGAACGGCAAACTATCCCATGCAACATCAAGCTGAATGCGTGGCAATCGAGCCATTTAGTTGAATCCTGTTCCGACGTTTGAGGCCCCGTAAGACCCGGCTCTGTCCTGCATGATGTTGAACAGCTTTTGGCCATCCACATACACGCTGATTGGAGCCTGGCCGCCGTCTCTTGGCCTGCTTGGATCGTAGTTCTTGAATGGGTCAAGGAACGCCGTGCCACCTGGCAGCGTGTCTGAATTCGATGCAGCAAGCGGATTGAGTGCCGCCTGGATCGCTCCAGAGCTGTATTCCACCTGCCTCACAACCTCGTCCATGGCCATAATCGCAGAGCCCTTGATGATGTCGCCAGCCTCTTGGGTCTTCTGCACATAGCCCATGACGCCATCGTTCATGCTGGAGAGCATGCCCTGGAATCCGAGGTTTACGGCCTCGCCAGATTCGTGGATCCTGGAGCGAGTGCTTTCAAAGCTTTCGGCTAGTTGCATGTTGGTTGCCATCTGCCGGGTTGCCCCATCGATAAGCCCCATCGTTGCAGTATTCCGGGCTCCTGTTTCGTTCTGAATTGCATACATGGATTCAAGCATTGCTTGACGTTGCGCCGCCATCTCTTCAGCCCTGATGGATGCCTGGGCCTCGCGTTCAGCACGCTTGTTCTGTGCGTCCAGGTTACGAAGCAAGCCTTCATGCTGCGCCTTCACAGCCGTGAAATCAAGTGCTACAGACGCGCCGTTCCAAAGCTTCCAGATAGACTTGTTGGCCGTGTCATACTGCTTCTGCGCATCTTCCAGATATGGAAACAGCGCCGAAATATTGGCCGTGAACGAGCCTGCAACCTTCTTGATAGCATCGTTGAAATCGGTGTAAAGCTGTTCGTTTTTGAAGGTGGTGTTTTGGATTGGGTCTGAAGCGTTTTCCATGAATCGCTTCATGGTTTCGGTCATGCCGCTTGTGCTAATCGAGAAGTCTTGCTGGGCCTTTGCAGCAACGTTTGACGTGTCCCCAAGACCCTTGACTTTCTCGGCTGTTTGGGCTGTCTCGTTGGCAAATGCTATCAATCCGTTTTCGCTAGCCGTTACATAGTTTACTATGGCGTTAGCAGACGATTCTATTGATTCAGCAAACATTTCGTTGTTTTGTGCTTCCATGATCAGTGGAGCCATTGCAACCTTTAGTAATGCGTCTGTCTCAGCTGCATCGGCGTTTATTGCGTCTATCATTGCTTGGGTGACGTTCGCAGTATCTACAGTAAGCACCAAAGAGTTGACATCAATCAGCCCGTTCGAGCCCGTTGTTGCAACGCTTCCACCGCTCGCATATCCGACAACCCCGCCCGCTGCAAATTTCTTTGCGTTGATCGCCTCAAGCAGGGGCATGAATCGTTTGGTTGATGCTGCATTGATGACAAATTCACCGTTAGAAAGCATGGCCGGTATGCTGTCAGACGTGCCTGAGCCTGGGCCTGAGACAAAGCCTCCCGCTGCTTTGCCCACGACCATATCCATGCCAGCTTGCTTTCCTGCCTGGCCTGCTGTGGCTAGTGCAGACAGAGCTGCGACATAATTCCCTTCACGGAGCTGGTAGAGGGCATTCAAGGCAGCAAGACCGGCTCTGACAGTGGCCAGCATGGATTCTACTTCCTTGATCACGGCGCGGATTCCGCTAACCCAGCTATCCCAAAGGCCGGTTGTTCCGGCAAGATTGCCGATTTCGGTTACAATGCCTTGCAGTTGCCAAATCACGCCCATGGAATCTTGAGCCATGAGTTTCAAGGCCGGTGTCAAGCCTTCGCCTATAGCGATTTTCAGGCCTTCGATTTTGCTTTCAACCTGAGTGAGCTGGCCATTCAAGCTGTTGAGAGAATCGTTGGCCATTTTGCTCGCCACGCCATCAGCAGCAGCTAGCGCATCCTTATAGCCAAGCAGCCCCTCTTGCCCTTTAGCAAATACAGCAATCGAACCAGACAGAGCTTCACGCCCGAAGATGGTTGATAGCGCCTGGTTCCGCTGTGTTTCAGTAAGGTTTTGCAGCCTGGCGTTGAATTGCCCTGCAATCTCGTTCAGTTGCATCATCCCGCCCGAAGAGTTCACAACGTTGATGCCTAGCTTTTCGAGGACTCCAGCCGCCTCGTTGCTTGGGTCAACCAATGACGCAAGCATCGCTCTGAGCGTGGTTCCTGCCTGTTCGCTCTTGATGCCCACCTCACCCATAGCAGTGATTGCTGCAAGAACCTCTTCGAGAGACTGGCCAGAAGCGGCGGCCACAGGCCCAACATACTTGAGCGAGTTGCCGATATCCGCAACACTCACGGCGCTGCTCTGGGCAGACAAGGCCAGCGTGTCAGCAATGTGAGTCATATCCGAGGCCGCAAGGCCAAACGAGTTCATAGCGCTAACGGCTATCTCTGTAGCTTGCGTCAAGTCTGTATCAGCAGCAGCGGCCAGGGCTAAAATGCCCTCCATTGCAGGCTTGATATCCTCAGTAGCGCTGATGCCAGCAGCCCCAAGAACTGCCATGCCTTCAGCGACCTGTTGCGAAGTAAAAACACTCGTTGAACCAAGCTCTAGAGCCGTCTCCCGAAGCTGTGCAAGCTCTGATGCTGTAACCTGAGTCACAGCGCCAACCTTTGCTATTGCCGCATCAAAATTAGCGGTGGTCTTGATGATGTCAGAAACCGCGCCGAACGCCAATCCAAGCGACTTTTGCAGCACCACAGCAGCAGCGCCCATTTTCAGGAAGTTGCTTTCAGTATTGCGGCTGGTGCGCTCAATGCTGTTCTTGAGGTCTTCAGTTAGCTTTTGGCTCTTCTCAATCCCTGCCTTGAGGTTTTCCATATTCGCAATCAATTTGACTTCTAAAGATGCAAGCGTGCTCATAGGTCTACTCGGTGTTTACGCACTGTTTCTTGGTTTGTTTTGGCGTGTCTTGGCTTCATGCTGCTGCTTCCATGTTTGCGCCCACAGCTTGAGAGTTCCTGCCACGGATTCAGGCGGCTTTTCAGGCTCATGCTTACGCAAGAACTCAGGCATGAAATCATACTGATCGTAGGCTATCGGTTTGCGCTTGCTGTCTCTGTGCATGTTCGCAAACATCGAGCACATCAGGCTCAGATAATGGTCGAGCTGTGGGTTATACCACGGCTCTATAGTCGTGTAGGCTTGCCATTCCGCAAACTCTTTTGAGCTGATTTTAGCTTGTGCCTCATGCACGCTCATGCCTAACTCTCGCGCCAGGCGAAACCATAAAAGCCGCTCTGGGCGGCTCTCTAGTTTTTTGCGAGTTCCTCAACATCGTTATCACTCAAGCCCCAAAGCTCTTGAGCCACCTCAAACAGCCTGGAAAGCGGTTTCGCGCTCTTCTTGCTGAGTGCTTCAATGTCTGCTTCCGTGAATTCTGGATTGCCGTTCTCATCGACGATAGCCAGCACCAACAGCTTGGTTCTGATTCGGTCGGTGGAAACCTCTTTCTTGATCTTCTTGCCTTCGCGCTTTTCGACCATCAGCGAACGCTCGAACTCATCGCGCTCGTCGCCTGTTCCGCTGCGAACGACAACAAACGCGCCAACGCCGCCCCATTCAGGAACGGGAACTTCGCGCTTTTCGAGGTCTGGAGCTTCCAAAATATCTTTTCTAGAGAGTCTGAATTTTGCCATAAGATGCACCAAGGAAGGCCGCTATAATGCGGCCTTTGGATAGAATGTTAAATGTTCACAAACGTAGGCGGCCCTGAAAACTTCAGTGTGCCTTCAAACTGCCTAACCGCCGAGGTCGGAGCCGAAGAGCTGACAGCCGTAAGAAAGCCGTAAGCCTGCACATACGCGCCGCTTTCGACTTCGACACGCCATCTGTATAGGTCCGGTTCTGCCAGGTCCGACAGCAAGCCAGTAGAGCTGTTGTGTGTTGAGTTTGCAATCAACCAGTTGGCAACGAACGAGATTTCCCCAAGGTCACAAAGGCCTTTGATGAACTCCCTGTAGTTGTCGCTGGTGTCGTGGTTTGTGGTTTCAAGGGCCTCTCTCGAAATGTTGAACGGCGCAACTTCAACAATCTCTGCGATTGCCGAGTAAACACCGCCGCCTATCGTGGTTTCCCTGTAAAGCTTCGCTCCAAATGTGGAGACTGCTGCGCTAGCCATAGTTCAGCCTCCTTACTTAGTGCAGCCCACGATGATGTCGAATGCGCCAGCCGTAGAGCCTGAAGTGTTTACAACGTCCAGGATGTCGCCTGTGGCCGCTGTCACTACGATGCCCGTGATTGGTGAATCAAATGTGAGAGTTGCGCCGCCTGGTAGATTCCAGAAATCACCAACAGCCCCGAAGAACGGGATCGCGGCAGCGTTGCCGCCCACAGTCAGCAAGGTTGTTCCTGTGTTCTTCACCTGCAAAACTTTGATGACTTTCGTGGTCAGCACCAGAGCGTTGCCGAAAGCATCGGTCAACGAGCCTGACAGGTCAATCGAGGTGGTCGCAGATGCTACGGGCGCGTAACTCTTCCTGAAAAAAACTTCGAGCTGGTTTGCTGATTCGCCATCTGTGTAGCTCGAAGATCGAACCACGTTTTGCTTATCGACTGCATCACCGATGTCAAGGTCGTTTTGGTAATCCCATTTAATCGCAGTCCTTACGGATGCGGAAACTAGCGTTGTAGCCATTGGGCCTCCTAAAATAAAAAAGGCCCAAAACGGGCCTGTAAATTAATGTTTTTGCTAACTGTGATTTTTATATGTTTGGACTGAGCATCATGGCGTATTGCCCGCCGCGATGCCTGTAGAATTGGCCGTCGCGCTCTTCTGTGTATGAGAATTGGCTAGTCCTTCGAACGAAGAATGCAGAGTAGCCAACGACAACCAACGGTTGCAGCGTCAATGCCGTGTCTATCGCTTCGGACACCTCACGACACCTGATTGCAGACAGAGAATTGTCAACGCATTTTATGGAGTAGACATAATCGGTATGCGAGCGCCTATCATGGCTGTAGCCATCGAGCGCGGATTGCTCCGAGATGATGACATAAGGAAACTCTTGACCGGCCTTCGCCTTGTCCTCAAAGATGCCGGTCACACCGAGTGCAGCCAGGTTTGCAGCAGTAAGCGCGTCATAGATTGAACGAACCAATGCAAGCATGTTATTTGAACTTCTTTTTGAAGGCTTTTTGCATCTTGTCTTTGAAGGATTTGCGGCCTTTTTCGACGGCTGGCGTGAAGAACGGTTGCGCCTTTTGATTGACAGTGCCTTGGTCTACGTGGATGCCGTATTCAGCAGCTACGCCAACAGTTGCGGCTATCGTATTTTCGGGTGGATTCGCATCAGGTTCAACAAATACGCTGTTCCTCATGAAGCCCGTATCCACCGCCGCTTTCAGCTTGGCATCCGTCTCAATCTCAAACGCGGTATCCATCACAGCATTGGCCGCCGCTGCAAGCCCCGCTTCAGACACCCACTTAAAGTTCTTCGCCTTGTAGTTTATCTGCCATTCCATGCGCTTTTCAGCTCAATTCTTTGCACAAAACACGGGTAAAAACTTGGAACGACCGAGGATTAGCCAAGCTCACGACTATGAAAAGCTTGCCGGTTGACGTTTCGATTCTATCGGTTGCCACAATGTCAACGCCTTGTTTGAGTGTCAACATGTGAGTCGGCTCTATGAGCGGCTTGTTGGCGATGTTATAAAACATGCTTCGAGCATTGCTGGACACCGGTGCAACACGAAGAGGCATTGATGAAACCGTGGTTCTATTCCATGCCACATCAAGCCCGCCCGCGCCGTCTTCTATGGTGGTTTCGCGAAGAATCCAACCGAGTTCCGGCAACGAATCCAGCGTATCCGCTCGCATCTCTTCAAGCTGTTCTAAGTCAATCACTGTTCATAACCAAATCAGCAGTAGGGTTACGCCTTGGATCCGGCCACAGCGTCACATTGCTTGCAGACCTGCGAGCCCTGTAATACCTGGCTTGCTCAGAGCATTGCTTGAATATTTGTGATCGGCTAAAGCTCTGGGCATCCTCGGAGAAGTCGAACTTTCCTGAAGCAGCCCCGGCCTTTTCGCTCCAAATATCGCCCGCCGCCGCGTTGAGGTCGTAGGTTGCCGACCAATCAGGGTTAGCCTCTTGCTCAGGCGGTGAGGTGGTCGAAACCTGATACGGATCCCTGCCAAGCGGATCAAGCAGCGGATACCTTTCAATATACGCTGCAAGATCCGCGTTGCTATAAGTGGCCGCTTCAACGTCGCCAACCATGCGCCGAAGGCGTGTAATCTGCTCAGATGTTGCGGCCATCTATCAAACCCTCAAATATTCGACGTAATGCGTTGCAACAAGGCCCACAGTCGAAGCCGAGCCGGTAAAGTTGATATACTTCCCCGCAGACCAAACCGCAGGCGCCGTAACCTCGGTTTTGGCAGAAACCTGAACCGCCTGGCCGTTATAGTATTTACCAGCAGCAGCGCCCACAGCCAGAGCATTGATAATATCGGTTGCGGCTGTGGTTGCAGTAGCAGCTACGCCTGCAGACAGGTTAGCCGCGCCGGTTGAATTAGTTGCAACATACAAGATAGACCGTGTGATAAGCACGTCAACCCCTTCAGGGTTGAGCACAGCGCCAATCGCGCCGTCTGTAGTCGCAGCGACACCGGTAAGGGCGATGCTAAGCCAGCCCTTACCTTCAGAATTTACAGTTGCAGCCATGATTAAAACTCTCCAAAGATTAGGTGATTAGCTGGACAGCAACGCCGCTCAAATCAGCGCCGGTGATTGCGTTCATGTTCCCAAACAACACGCCTCTGTCGGAAGCATCAAGCTTGGCCACGTTATGGAACATACAGTCTTTCAAAAGCAATACGCGAGGCTCGCCCATTGCGGGGATCACGAACGCGCTTGTCATGTCGGTTGCAGTGCTGTTGTTGATGAAAATACAGTTGTCGAACAGGTTATCCCTGTCGATGCCTGTAGTGTCAGCAACCTCAACAAAAGCAGCGCCCGCGTTGCCAGCACGAAGCCGGAACCTGCACTCCTTGAACTCGTTGCGATGCGCTTCGCCGTCGAATAGCAAGCCAACCATTCCGGTTGCAGCGTCGATGGTATCCACCCCGATTGTGCAGCGGTAAAACAAGTTCTCTTCGGCTGCATCCAGTTTCAGGCTAGCGCCGCCGTCAATCGCTTGTGTAGCATGGCCACCGCCCGCAAAATGGACGTTCTCAAAGTAGTTTCGTCCACCTGTCACAGACACGTTGATGAGGCTTGTGGCATCAGCAACGCCCTGGAAGATGTAGAAGTTTTGGAAGATACAACCGGAAGCCGAAACAGTCAGCAGCGGTGAAGCGCCTGTCAGCGTCGAGAGTTGGGTGATTCTACAGCGTTGGGCCACGTTTGCGGGTGCGCCCAGGCCGATGAGGTGCGTATAGCTTTTTGCCCAGTCCAAGGCGGCTGACAGCGTGTTTGCAGTGCTCGAACCAATCAGCACCACAGTATCGTGCTGGTTGGCCGTGCATAGGTTGTAAGCAGCAAGCAAAGTGGCTAGCGGCTTCTCAGGCCGCTTCCCGTCGTTGCTATCGCTGCCGTTGGCCGGATCGACAAAATAAAAGTTGCTGTATGGGCCTCTCGGATGATCCGAAATAAAGGCCCTGGTAATTTCTGGATATAAACCCATGAATAGAGCCCTCCTTACGGAATGAGGATGCCAAAAGGATAACGAGTCGCTTCAGTGGCGTTCACGCGGTTCACAGGGTTCGGAAGCTGCCAACCGAGCCGGATGGTAATACGCATAGCAACCATGTCCTGTTGCATCAAGTTGTAAACGATGTTCCCGGAACCATCCTGGATGACGCCCTCAGTGAACACTTTGAATTCCATGTCCTGACGCATTGCCCAAACGAGCTGGGCAAAATCGCCTGAAATCAGCAACGCTGAAGAAGGATTCAAAGCGCCATTCTTGGGGAACACCAATGGCGAACCGTCCAGCGAATAGGCCAAAGAGCCTTGCATATTAGACGCGAAGATGGGGTAGCCGTTGGCATCGCGCAGGCCTCGCAGCTTGGCTTTCATGGTGAGTGCTGCGATATGCCCTGTAACCATGTAACCATCGGCTTCAGGCTTGCTCATTGAGCCAGACTCGCCCATCACTCCATCAAATACATCTGTCGATGCAGCCAAAGACACGGTATGCGATGCAGCGGTTGCGCCGGTCACCAAGTCATCAGGCCAGTCGTCAGGCGCGTTAGTTCCGTGGATGACAGCAGCGTCAAACGCCTTTGCAATCGCGGTGGATGCAGAGCCCATTGTCTCGCCCCACAGGTCATAGTCCACATCGGCAACTACGTTAGCGGGAACTGGAATAATAACAGCAAGCTCTTCAGCGTTGACATACTTGTTTGTCCAGTTCATTTCACTGGTCTGTTTCAAACCAGTATCGCCCGAAACAAAGTATGCTTCTGCCAATGCGCTAGCCACCGGCAACCGAAGCTGCTTTCGGCTCATGTTGGGCAGCTTGCGGCCAAGCTGCATGATGACGGATTGCTCTTCAGCAGCCTTGAAGATTTCGCGGGAAACCTCTTCTGGGATAAGAGCGGCTGCATCCGTTCGGGATGTTAAGCTATTGTAAGCCATTTTTTACCTCTGTTTTATCGGCCCACCGCGCTACGAATCATCTGATTCATAACGGCGTTGCCTGTTAGTTTTTTTGTTGGCGTATTCAGGCCGGAGCCTGCGTTTGCCGTGGGGATTTGTGGTTTTGCCGCATCTCGAAACAAGCCAGGATGCTTCTCTTTAAGCGCCTGAAAATCTACCGCGCCAGCCTCATCAATGAACTCGGAATCCTGCACAGCTTTCCAGCCAAGTTTTAAGTCAGAAACTCCGGCTGTAGCGGCCTTCTCCATGAATTCAGCACGATGGCTTTCTTTGGTTAGGCTTGCAGTTAGCTTTTCGAGTTCGGCGCGTGTAGCACTGCCTTCTTCGGCTTTTGCAGTCAGAGCTTTAATTTGTTTTTCGAAGTTTTTTGCTCGGTCTCGCTCTGACTTCAAGGCACTTGAAAGGCCGGATACATGCGACTCTACAAGCTCATGAACCTCTTCAGGCTGCGAAGCTAGCCAATCCTGCAAAGTCGGTTTTGCTTGAGATGCTTGTTGCGTAGGCGTCTCGCCTGTCTGTGGATCTGCTTGGTTTGGCGTCTCGCCTTGTTTCGTAGCAATGGTCATCACGGCCACTCCTATAGATGCGTTAAAAAGGAAAGGCCTGAAAACATCGCGCTTTCAGGCCTTCAAATAAATTTTTGTATTCCAGAATTTAGGCGACTACAGATTGCAATAACTCACTCAATGATTTTGGCTGCAAACTGTCGCCCCATATGCTGTCTGCTATTCGCTTTGGTATGTCGTCAAGCTCGATTAAATCGGACTGCCAAGCGTCAAACTTGCCCTTGCCCAGAATATCGAGCTGTGTCTGTTTCGGCTGTTGAATCAGCCAGTCCTTGCCATATAACCATGTCGGGCCGGTGGTATTTCGCAGCACCGGCACCGCCGTGCATCTGCATTGTGGATGAGTTGGCATCACATCACCGAGCGGGTAAAACTGACCGTCTGCTATCAAACAGGCCGCGCATACTCGATTGTCTTTTGCCGAAAGCCGCTTGTATCCGACGACTCGACCGCTTGCTATATAGGCTTGCCGCCCTGATTCCCTGAAAACTCTGAGTTGTTCAGTCCGAGCAATCCGCATCATCCTGAAGAGCGCCGCATTGGTCGCCTTCTGCATGGCTCTTGCCGTCACTCGTGGATTGATGCCTAACGCAGTGTTTCGTATTAGCGTGTTTGTCATTGACATGGCTGCATCGGCCCACGAATCTGACAACAACGAGGCTAGGGGTGACCCGTTTTGCAGCAAGCCCACCATGCTTGTCACTGCTGACTTGGGCAGTTTATTGAACCCTGCTGCAATGCCTACTGACAGCATTGCGGTTTCAGCCGCCTTGATGCCAATCTCTGCGAAGTTGCGTTGCTGCTTGATTATGGTTGGTTCAATGTCTTTGGCGAATTCACCAGCGACTTGCCTGGTTTGGCGTAACAGCTCAATGTATCTATCGAGTCGTTGGAGTTGTGCAGGAGTAGGCACGCCGCCGATCTCGCTGACCTCTGCTATCAAAGCTGTGATGGCTGATTCCAGTTCTCGTTCAACGCCTACCCATGCTCTAGCCATGGCTTCGAATTGGGCGCTTTCGGAGTCCAGTAGCGAGTCACGAAAGCCAAGCATCACACGGACGACTTCAGGATCAGCCATTGTCTTGCAAGCCCCCTGAATCAAACCGCCGTTGAGCTGTAACCAGAGCGGTTGCTAGGCTATCGCCCGATGCCAGTTCAGCTTTCAGCTTGTCCTGTTGCATCTCTTCGATTTCCGCATCAGTCCACCCCTCAGACTTGAGTTGTGTTTCGAGCGGGATCCCAGCGGCCACCGCCTCTTTTCTGATTGTGGCCTGAGTAACTGGAAGCACCGTAGATGCAGGCGCAAACACCGGCTGGATGCTGTCTGATTCGCTAGTGAAACCAAGGAGCTTCAATAAAAACTTGCCGAACCGCCGCCATTCGGGAGTAAACCGTTTTATCCTGTCTTCGGCCTTTTTGACGAGTGGCGTTTCCATCGCTATCAGAGACTCGCCCGAAGGCGCATTCCCGCTTGCTGTGAACAAGTGGCGCGGTGTCTGTGTAATAGCGCCCAAAGCCTCAACGAGGCCTGTAATTTGATTCGAATAGTTTGACAAGTCTGCTGCTGCAAACTGGCCTACGCTCGACTGTTGGCCGATGCCATCGCCCGCTGGAATGTTCCAAAGCTGGCCTGGGCCGTTCTTCAGATTGCTGGTGTCAGCGTTAGTGATGGCGTATTTTTGAGGGATCGCCGCAAACTCTGAGGACACAACCATATCAACGAGCAGCTTATTGATAGCGTTCTGGATCGGGATTGCGTTCAGTAAATCGCTCTTGCAATTTTTATTTTTGAAATGGAATACCGGAATCTCGTTGAACGGGTTTTCAGACGCGAAATCATCACCGAACGGCTTGAATTTACCGGCAGTCAGGATGGTTCCCGCTTGGCTCTTGTGTGGTTCTGTGATGTATTTTTCTATCCTGTCAGCATAATACAGTGTCAACCTCTGCGCGCCATCAGATTGCACCCACCATTTACCGGCGACCCGTTTCTTGCTGGGATTCTCATCATCATAGATTACAACGCACATTCGAGGGTCATGGTAGTGCGCTTGCGGCTCTTGTGTCTCAGCGTCAAGCCATGCGACAAGATACGATTCACCGGCTATCAAAGCCATCTCATGCACTTCGTCTGACTCGACTTCCATAGCCATTTCTTGCCAAGCCGATTGGATGGCTTCACGCTCGTTGTCTTCGCTTGATAATATCGCGTCAAGCTGGATTCTATCGGCTAGCGTGTCTATAACCATAGCACACCAGTTTTCAGTGACTCGGATATTCAGAGACGCGAATAACTGAGCCAGCCTATCCGTCATATGTGGAACTGCAACGGTTCCCTCGTAATAGTGCTCAAGCGCGTCAATATCGGCTCGCTTGCCTGCTAATGCAGCTACTACAATTTCCAGGTCTGTCATGCTCATCTAGTTACGCTGTGCGTCCTGTTGCTACGTTTGTCACTTGATAGATTAACGAGTTAAACGCGCCGCTAGTGGCGTCCATAATATCGTCATGCGGCTCTTCAGGCTGGTTGTGCATGTGTGACAACCACCTTTCAGTCCACGGCGCTTGCAATATTAATATGTTTCCTGCATACGATTGAGCCGCAAACGCTTTGGCTCTGCTCAGTTTGTCGCCTTGTGGCCTTACTGCTTTAGCGTCAAGCCCTGCCAATAAAGCTGCGTATCTCGGAGCTTCGCGCTTGCCCGCTGAGCCGCCTTCCATTTCCCAGCGAACCATGAACCGCGTGCCTGTTTTTTTGCATTCTTCGGCTCGCTGTTTTGTGATGTTCACAAACCGCCGCTCGACTTCTGCAGGGCCTATCTGAGCCGCTTCGCATGAAGTCACCGTCCACTTTCCTGCATTCGCTCGAACTGAAACGCAAGCTGTGAAATCAGGGTCATCTTTAGCTGTCTGTTTTTCGGTTGCTGCAAAATCCCAAAATAAGCATTCAACACCGCCCGATTGGGGTGCTGCTACGAGTGGATACCACCCACGATTGAAAATCTTGCCAGTATCATTTTTTATCTTCCAGTTGCCGCCTAAGAGCCGCTCTTGCTCGACGTATGGAAGCGCTAACAGCTTGGCTTTATAGTCAGGGTCCTTCTTGAGAAGCTCCTGGTTATCTTCAAGCTTGCCGGGTATAAACGACAGGCTCAACGGCTTGCTGTCAGGATACCTCTTTTTTAGTTCGTCCCTGGAGTCTGCCCATACCATCTCACCTGATTGCCGGATGAACCACCTGAGAACGCCCGACCGCTCTTTGATTGGATAGCCAGACTCTTGGTCTATCCACCATTCAATGAGCTTGGCAACGAAGCTGTCAGGGTCAGGGTTGCATGTCGCTCTTGTATATGGCCTCACGCCGCTTGTAGAGCGGTTTCGAGATGTCAGATACCAGAACTGGCTCTCTTCAAAGTGTGTTAGCTCATCCCACCCGATAAGCGCGATAGCCGAGCCCTGCCAGTTCAGCTTGTCCTTGTCGTGTTGAAGGTGTGAAAACCTGCCAGTTGCGCCTCCATGAAATAACCATTCTTTGCCGTTTTCTTTTGGCGACCCCCCGGCCAGTGGATAGATGGCCATTGCCTCATCAGCAAGCCCGCCCGGATTCTCGATTTGTGGGTTGGTGCGTCTGAAGATTACAAAGTCAAAACCTGGCCTGTGGATGTGGCGCAACGGCTCAACTATTAAGCTCCAGGTTTTCCCGGAGCCTGCAGCCCCGCCGCTTATCAGAATATCAGCAGGACTCGATAGAATCCGCTTCTGCAATGGTTGCGGCTGGATCACTGATAAAAGGGTCATCGTCTAGTTCTCTATCGCCTCTGCCATTATCTGGAATCACGAATACGGCGCCAAAACTGACAGGGTTATCCTCATCACTGGCTAGCGTCTGGATTGGCTTGCCCGCGCCTCTATCAAGCAGCTCTTTAGCAGCGTCAAGTCGGACCTTCTCGGACCGCGAGGTGGTTAGCAGCCTGGCTAGCGTTTCAATCGCTTTGGGGCAATGCTTGGCTGCCGCTATTTGAACCTCTTTGGCAATCTTCGAACGCCCGCTAGGATTCCCGCTCTGGCCTTTTTGGAATGGCTTGCCTCTTACCATATTTTCACCATAGTTTTTTGTTACGCATCAACATCCGCCCGCCTTACGGGGCAATCCATGCACCGCGTCCAATCGGGTGAATCCAGCTTCTTGGTGTTCTGGTTGCTAGTCAGCTTGCCCGACTTGGACGGCCTCGGAAACTTCTTGCGCCCGCAACTCTCTTCACAGGCCACAAGACGAGCATCGTTATCCCGTTTGCATTCAGCAGCCCAGCGCAGCCACGGCCCAACGAACGCACAAAAATCATTCGCCCACGAATAGCCGGTATCCCTGTGGATGCCTACGCTTTTAGCCGAATCCGCAACGCTCATTGCATGCAAAATATTTTGCACGAATGTTGACCTGTCGGATCTTTTGTAATTGGCAGACCGAAAATACGCATCAGCCGCGCCAAGCTTGATTTGCTGATAAACCGCGATAGCGTCGGTCGTCGCAGTGTTTTCATGCACTGAAACAACAAGGGCCTGAAGCTCACTTAGTGACACCTCTGGCCTAGAGAATATAGTAGCACCGTTTTTAGCATTGTCAAGTGCTGCATTGTTAGTATCCAAGATTTGCCATCCCCGCGAGCTGATGTTATTATAGTTCTCGCTTGGCTGGTGAATTCCAGCAAAGGACTGGCAGCGCCTTTATCTTTTTCGGCAAGCTTCCTGGCTCCTCTTAGTTTTTGTGCATAACATTGCTTTCTTTCTAGCTCCCTTTAGTGCTCAAGCCTCGCATTCTGAACAATGCGAGGCTTTTTTATTTAAGGATTCGGCTTCGTTTCGGTTCTCGATTTCGCCCACTCCTCAACCTGCGAGCACTCTTCATGCCCGACACCGCCCATAGTTCCAGGCGTCTTGCACCATCGACACACCACTGTATTTTTTGCCGGTTTCGCTAGTTCTGCGAGCTTGCCAAGTGGCGCAAATTTCGGCTTCTGCGGTTTTGGTTGATACTCGATTTCATCGTAAGGATTGGCGTCTAGCTCGTTCCGGTTGTGTTGGTGGTTGCGGCGCTTTTTGCTCATTGGATAAACCACACACAGAACTGAGGCATAGCTTCGTATTTGGCTTGCATTCTTTTCTTGTATTTCTCAACGGCCGTTTGCAGACAAAGTAAATCTACTTGAACCGCCTTCCATCGTCGCAACTCTCTTGACGGGCGCTTGAATTTCTTTTTCATACGCTTAACCTTCCCGCTTTGATTTCGTCTTCTGTCCACATAGCTGAGAACAGGTTCCAAGCTCCAGCCGCGAGATGGTCCTCGCTCCTGTCGCCAAGCTCGTATTCTGTGATGTGTCGCTTCAAGCTGTTCAGATACCTCTCAAGAGGCTGGCCTTTTTTCCAGTTGTTGTCGCCATACCTCTTTGCGCCAAGCTCTGTTCGCAATGCAAGCCGCTTATATGGGCCTGGCGGTATCAAATCATAGCGCCCACGGCCTTCTTGTGAATCTCGAATTGAGCCGGATGGGAAGTGTTCGAGGTTTGGTTCTTCCTTTGGCTGAGTTCTTTCGCACCACCGATGTTTCTGAATGAATCTGTCTCTGATTCCTGCGACTTCATCCACAAGATCGGGTCCAATCTCTTTTGCTGTTGCCAAGCTATTGGCCTGCATAATGGCCGTGCAAGCCATGCAAACGCACACAAGATAGTCAAATTCGGGTACGGCTTGGAATGAAATGTGTGGCGCGTCATCAACGGGCCGCAACCAATTTTTCTTTATTTCGCTTCTCAAACACTTGCTCACTTCACGCCTCGCTTTCTAAACAGCCGTCGTATTTTTCGCATCACATAACATATCCTGAAGCACCACAGGCACAAAGTTTCATAATGCCCCTCGTTGGTATCCACACAGATTGCTTCTTCGCTCAGTCCGTGTCTGAATGTTTTTGTGGCCTTGCGTCTGCATTGACACCTGCCTGTAACATAATGCACGCGGTCAGCTAGCGGCCTCATGAGTCTGAACCAAGGAAACGGCTTGTTACAGTGGTCGGTATCGCAGCCGAATAGCCATACGTCAATGCCCCTAGCGCGGGCCTTCATGCACAGCATTGCGAGCGCATCATGCTTTTTGAGCCACAAATGCGCCTCGTCGATCAGCAGCACTCGAACACCGGTCAATAGTCCGTTTATGGCATGGGGATCAGATGCAATGACAGCGGGCCACCGTTCGCCATTCTTACCACGCAAGAAACCGCCGTCTCTGGTGTTCTCGATAGGCTGCAAAGCAAGCACGGCGCCTGCTCCATGCTGCGATGCAACATGCTTTGCGATTTCTATAGCCGTTGTGGTTTTGCCCAGGCCGGTCTTGCCGTTGTATTCGAACGACGCGCCAGTCATTGGGCCTGCAACGATGGAGAAACAGCCTAGTTTCATGCTTGGTTTGCCTTCTCTTGGTGTATCCTTAGCCATTCTTGCTGAATGGCCGTGTCGGAGGCTTGCGTTTCTGCAATCTGCTGATTCACCGCCGCTATTCGGTTTGTTTGGTCTGTGATGGCGTCGGCTACAGCGTGCAATGCTCTCGCAATGGCAAACAAGCCATCCACCTGTGTTTTTTCTGCTAGAAGCGATTCGATCATGGCGGCTCAGCCTCCATTCGTGCGTGGGTGCAGGTGCATTGGCATGTCTGTTCATGGCTCTTGGCCTGCGTCCTGGTGACGTAATAAGCCATTGCAATACGGCCCATCAAAACGCCAATGAGATAGCTAGCAATGATTGCCAAGTGTTCTTTCATGGCATCACATCCATGTCACTTCAAAATAATGGCCGGTGTCTTCAGGGCGCATCTGTAGAATAATAAGTCCCCACTCGTTCAGCTTGTCTCGTATGCTTACGATATTAAAATCTGGCGGCGTAGAAAATTTGTATACATACGAACCCTCTTTGGCCAGCGCAAACATACCCTTTTTTAAGTCGTCAAAAAACTTCTCAAGTCGGCGCTGTTTATCCGCCTCCGCCTTTTTTGCGTTCTCGGTGTCTGCTATCCTCTTCAGCTCTTTTGCAATGCTCATTTGCGTATCCTCTCGCTCTAGTAGTTTCAGTAATTCGTCAAAGCTATGGTAGTTATAAATCGTCCATCCCAACGTCTTCGCTCCTTCTTACACCAATCCATCGCGTAACAGCTCGCAATTCGGCTATCTGTCGTTTCATTTCGTTCAGTGCTATGAACCCAATGGATACAGCAACAAAAATTGATAGTCCTAAAATAAAATCTATGAACCCATTCATATAGCGCCCCACCTTTCACTGTCCCATACAAAAGCCGCTCTGTCCGCCAACTCAGGATGCACCAACAGCACGCGCCGCCGATTGTATTGGTTATCGTCTGCGAGTTCTGCAAATGTGTCCATCACGCCGTCTTTGCTTGGGTTCTCGATAGACTGCTTCAGGAGCCTTTTGCAGCCACCAACCCCGTATTGCACGCAACTATCCGTTACGAGCGCCAACCACAAAAACGACTTCAGCCCGTGCTCTTGGCATAGCTTGGCCGCTGGCTTGGCATACGATTCTACAGCCTCTTCAAGCTGGCAGCGTTGGAAGTCCGGATGCTTGGCCGCTTGCTGAAACCTGAATTTCCAACCAGGATCATTGAGTTTCATTTCCCGCAAGCTTCGCAAATCAAGCAATAGAGGGGTAGACGAGCCGAAGCATTCGATAAAATGGATGGCGTCAGTCTTGTGCATCCTCACTAGCAGCCCATGAAGGCCGCCACGCTGCGAAAACTGAAACTTTCCGAATGATATGCCCCTTCCGTTATCGTTGGGGTTCCAAGCTCCGAAATCTCCGTTGCTCTCAAATCGGGCGATGATGTCCAACATGCGTTCTAGGTTCATGGTTTTGCCCTCCCGCAAGCTTTACACGCCTGCTTTTTTGGGCATTGGCAAGGCTTCGGATTGTCGCCTATAGCCGTGCAATGCCCTACTTTGTGTGAGTGATACTCGATAAACCTGGAGGCCCCACAACTGCAAGCGTTCGCCTGTATTTCTGGCCTACCCTTATCGGGTGTCTTGATAACCGCCGTTCGCGTCTCTTTCGCCTTGCGTAGAGTCTTGCCCCAGTTGGCTGTTACCACCTCGCCCGCTGCTTTGCGCTTGGCTCTGAACTCTGCCTGTTGTGCTCGAAGTTTGGCCACCGCCTCTTCTTTGGCTTTCGCCTTTCGGTATCGGATATCCTCAAGAAATTGGTCGAATATCGCAGCGTGTAGCCCTTGACCTTCTTCGTCAAGCCCCTTCCATGCTTGAGTGTCCATGCACAGCGCTACCGTCATGCGCTCAGCTCGCTCTTTGAGCCGCGCCGTTGGCCGATACGATCCGTCATTGAACAGGCTGTGCACACAGCTTGCACCTATGTCCTCGCCATGCTGCAAGAAGAACAGCTCTGCAACGTCTTTGCCCTCCAAGCCAAGCTTTTTGATTTTGGCTTTGAGCGGCTTGAGTAGGTGCTCAATATCCAATTCAGGTTTGTTCTTTGGCGTTGCCATTCGCTCTACACCTTCATTGGCATCAGCACTGTGACGGTTGCAGCGTCGTTCAGCGACTCGACTTTCGTTCCGCCCGTCTCGCTCTTTAGGCTCCAACGTATCTCATTGCCTTCAAGCTTGGATAGTGCTTCCACCACATAATCCGCGTTGAAAATCATGCTCAGTTTAGGCGCTGAATACTCGATACCCATCGTCATCTGAGCTGTTTCACCGTTTGAATTGCGGCTCTTGAGCGTCAGTAAATCCTGTGTGAACTCGTATTGAACGCCGTGAAACGTGGACTCTGACATGATGCGCACAAGCTTTGAGGCTTGAATCAGTTTGGCCCTGTCAATCACTGCAATCTTATCGCAGTCTTTTGGGATCACCGCCTTATAGTTGGGAAACTTACTGGCAGACAAAGAGCATTGCAGAATATCCGCGCCGATGGTAAACCGCGCTTGAGAAGCCGTCGCCTGAATCTGGACGGGCATCCCTGACCTATCCGATGTTAGCAAGCCCTTGAGGGCTGATAGAGCCGAACCAGGCACAAGCAGCGTATCTTTCGTCTCTCCGTCGTGGCCCTCGATGGCTCGCTTGTGCCTTGCAAGTCGATGGCCGTCTGTCGATACAGCGTCCAAGAATCCACCGTTAAACACCAACAAACCACACGCGAACGCGTCGCGGCCTGCATCATCCGAGTGTGCGTAGGTTCCCTTGTCGATGGCCTCTATCAGCACCTCTTTATCCAGCGTCGCCACTGTGGGCAATACAGCATCCAGCCCAAGTTCTGGATACATACCAGCGTCCAAAGTTGGAATGCTAAATTTTGCAGAGCCACAAACCAATACAGCCCCGGCTTCATCGCACTTGATAGTTACCTCAGAATCAGTGGGCAAAGTTTTGAGAATGCCAAGCAGCCGCGCTGCATTGATGGTGATGCGCCCCTCTTCGTGCAGCCTATCAGCCGAACATGCAGATTTTATGCAAAAACTTGAGCCCATCGCAGAAACGAATATGCCTTCTGATTGGGCCTCAATCAGGAGGTTGTGCAGCACGGGCATCGATGCTTTTTTGTCTACTGCCAAGCTTGCACTTGCTACACCGGCTAACAGCGCATCGCGGTTGATGCTGAAGTGTGCGTGGCCTGGCTCACTATACAGAGCCTCACTTTGGCTTGCTGTTGCCTTTTTAGCCGCCTTCGGTTCGCTAGCCTTGGCCTTGGCTTTGCGCTGCTTCTTTGTCGTCTCTGTGGTCTCTGTAGTGGCTTGTTCTGTAGCTTGCGTTTCGATGGTGGTTTCTGTAGTTGCTTCGCTCATTAAAATCCCTCGCCTTCTTCGTGTGAAGCGTGAAAAATTCGGCTCTTGACACGATACCGAGCCGACCCGTTTTTACTGGATAGGAGAACGGAGCGACACTCTCAAGAGCCGTGAATTGGTTATAGCCGTCATCCCATATAAAAGCTATAGGGGCTTGTAAATTTATTTTACTGTTTTCCGCTAAGGCTCAATCTTGATTGGCTCGAATTCTGGCAGTGTGAATGATTTAGCATCTGAATGATCGTGAGGACGGCATTTGATAACGCCTGGCATGTGACCCACAAACCACAAGTCGTCAATGTTTATTCTTGAGTCTGCAAACAAGAAAACACGCTTTCCTGTTGAAGAGGCATATGCAATTTCTGCTATGGTGCCATAACAATCAAGCGAATCAATAAACACATGGATACGGTCTGATTTGTCTATTTGTTCCATGCACCTCCAAACTGCTTTGCGGCACGAATTGTTATCCTCCCATGTGCCGTGAGTGGAGCTATTCATGTATGCCAACATTGAAGCATAGTCGCCGTCATAGTCGCCGTGATGGCCGTCGGCCGGAAAGCCAAATCTAGCTTGCAATTCAATTTGCATATCTCTTGAATAATCGAACCAATCGTCTTTCAGTAACGTGTTTATCCCCAATGCCATCCCGTGACTGTTCGGACCGTGTCTAAATTTTTGCATTTCCTGGCTCACAAAAGAGATTGCATTGATCTTGGATGCGGCGCGATCCAGCATACAAAAATCTCGCAAGTAGTCATTTACGGCATCTTCTTTTATCGCATTTTGACCATTAATCTCGACCCAGCTGATCGCAAACGGTCCCGTATAGATACACGATAGCCTGTTCCTAAAAGAGTAGTATATGTTGATGAAGTTGACCCAGAAAGATTAGATATTATTACCGGAAGGGATTTAAGCAAAAAGAAATTTGGAGTAAAACCAATAGCGTTTAAAGGCGGCAAAATGGGATATTATGTTGACCAAAATACGGGAGATTGGGAAGGGGCAGATGGACAAAAAATAAGTAGAGAGGCTGTTAAGGATAGATACATTCAATCAAAAGCTGGCACTAAGTTTAAAGCGCAATCAGGAACTAAGGCAAGCGAAAATACAGTACCAAAAGTTAAAGGAACAACTAAAAGCGGATTACCCGTATTTCATAAATAATGCCTGAAAAATATCTATATAAAGACAAAGTATTGCAACGTAAAGAAGTAGAAGATGCCGCAAAGCAGAGTGGTATGGATATAGATACATACTATAAGAAAGCAGGATTACAACGGGTAAATGATAACTATAATTTCAATGGGAAAACCGTTCCGGCAGAAGAAATATTTGAAGCCGCAAAGCAATCTAAAATGGGCTTTGACGATTATATCCAAAAGGCTCAAATAGTACCCATAGATGATGTAAAAAAAAAAGAACCTTCAGAGCCTTTATCAAAAGAGCCTTTGGATGGCGGCTTAAACGGTACAACATCTACGATACCGACCATTCAGTTAAGTGATGTGGAGGTTGGTATAGACCCTATCAGTAAAGTATCGGAGGCAAAGGAGTATGCCCAAATGCAGAGGCCGAAAAAAACAACGCAAACATACGGGGGAAAGAC